ATGGGCTTTATTTATTTCTCGAGCGTCAGCAATTGATCTTGCTAATTCATGTGGATGGTTTTGTAAAAAGTTTTTTGTAAAACTTGGTTCATTTGATTTTGCAGTTCGATCATAAGGTAATTTTAATTTGTCAAACGCTTTTGCAATAGAGCGCGCTGCCATAATTTCTACATTCATACCTGTTAAGTCCTTGATTTTATTGAGGATTTTTTGTTCTCTTACCATTAAATTTTTTTTAATTTCGCGAGCTTTTTCTAAGTCGACTCTTACTCCTTTAAATCTCATCTCGACGAGACACGGAAATAACTGCGTTTCTAATTCAAAAATAGCTCCTAGATCCTGGTCGCTTAATTCTTTCTGCATGACTTTCCATAAAGCTAACGTTAGTTCTGCATCACGTTCAGCATACTTCCCAACATACATTGCAGGGAGTTTCCACATATCAGACTTAGGATTAACCCCCCATTCTTTTGCTGCATTAATTAATTCTGTTTCATTTTTACCTTTACCAACATAATCCCAACCTAAACTATTAAGATCAAATCTAAATCTATTTTCATTTACAAGGGAGGCTGCAATCATAGTGTCATAAATATTTCCATTTATTTTTATTCCCATGGATCGAATCCAGCAGACATCATACATGGCATTGTGAAAAATTTTATCTGCAGGACATTGACAAATGTCCGTAAACCATTGAATTACCTTACTTTTTTCAAGGTTCCCTCCGCCTTCATGATCAAACGGAAAATATCCTGAGTAGCCATCAACAGCAACTGCTATCCCTACAACTTTTCCATTTTTAATTATAGAACCAGATCCTTTAGATTTTAAATCCGGATCCCAAGTTTCTAAGTCAATTGCAATTGTATCTGCCTGTCTTAGGTCTGGAAACTCTTCAGGTTTGACCCATTCAGTTTGTGCTTCAATCATTTATTTTATAGAACGTATACGTTAATGTAAGTTCTTCTCCTTCCTTAATATTTTTTAATGTTATTAAATTCCATTTGCTAAAAAGATAAGCAGCTTCTTTATCTGAATTTGTAAATTTTAATTTAACTTTTTCACAGTTTGGCTTATCACTGTGATTAAGAAATCCTCCCATAGGAGTGCGGATAAGATTTTCTCCAAATTGTAAATGAGTCATTCCAAAATTAGTTCCTTGCGGAATATCTTCTTTTGCAAAAACTCCAATGTCATGAATATCAGAAAATCCTAATCGTAATTCTTTGGGTAATGGTTTATACATCAGAATAATCTCTTTTTTATTTCTTCTTTTGTAATGCCTGCATTCCGATATTCTTCTTCTTCGGTCATAGGCACCATTGAATAGTCTCTTTCAATAATCATTTCAATAAAGTGAATGGCCTTTTCCAAGTCTTGCTTTCCATCTTTATACGGGTGTCTACAGATGTATTTGATAACATTTCCTTCAGGAAACAGCAACTTGTTCTCAATTACAAATTTGCTTGGCTGAATTTTCATTTTTTTGTAGTGTGTTCCTCCAATTTGTTTATCGTATGTGCTCATATAAATAAAAAGTAAATTTTAATTCCAAAAAAAAATGTCATCATTGATAGTAAAACAAATTCACTTTTAATATTTATCATATTTTAAATTCTTTCATTTTGTTTTTACATTTTATCAAATATAAATTTTCTATGGTTCGGGTTACCCCTACATACCAAACTCTGAATTCTTCCTCTTCTTTTGCTCGAGATTTTTTAGACCCTTTGATAGTATTTGTTGTTTGATTTAAAAATAAAACTACATTTGTTGCCTCACCACCTTTAGCTCCGTGAATCGTAGATACTTTTATTCTTGGAGGTTTGGAGAAATCTTCGTGATTTGCTAACATTGCTTTCATGTATTCTCGTTTTGCCGGTGCAACATTTTTAAATGCTACATCCCAACTAAGATGAATATTAAAATTTTTTTCTCCTGTTATTTCTTCCAGTCGTTGTCTTTTTATATCTGGAGGTGTTAATCCCCGTATAAGTTCATTCCAGGTTTGAATGTCTTCGTATAAAGTTTTTCCAATACTATTACCCTGGGCAGTACTAAAATATAGCCCTTTTCTTTTTAAAAAAGGAAGGATAGGTTTTAACAAAGCTTTTGTTCTGGTTAATATTAACCATTCGCCCTTAGTCATATCAATGTCATTTATTTTATAACGTTGATAAATATTTCCTTCTGTCTTCTTTGGTAAATAATCTTTTGGTATTCGATTAAGGTAAATCCGTTGAATAATATTTAAAGCTTTTTGTTGAATTAAACGAGGTACTCTTTCAGACTGTCTTAATAAAATTTTTTGAGATTTCCATTCAATAAATGAATTGACGTCAGCGCCCGCCCAACCAAAGATAGCTTGATCATCATCACCGGCTATCCATACATCACATTGAGTTTCTTCTTCAATCTTTTTAATCATAGACCATTGAATTAAGGACAGATCCTGTGCTTCATCTACAAATATAACTTTAAATGGGGGTGACTTTCCTTTGTCCAAAAATTTTTGAATCATATCTGTAAAATCAATCAGACTATATGTTTTTTTATAATTATTTATTTCTTTTTCAATTGCAGTGATTTTATCTCTGGTTATCCATGTCAGGTGTTCGTTTAGATCAAACTGATCTTCCACAGGAATTTGTTTTACTCTAGCTAAGTTAATTAGACTTAAATATTCACTGTCTGAAGAAAAAATTCCGTTAAAATTATTTGTTTCATGCGCTGCATATTTAATTTGAATACCACATGTTTCCCCAATTGCTTTATAATTACCTTCTTGCATAACGTTTTCTTCTCTTAATCCAAGATTATTAAAAGCTAATGCGTGGAGAGTTTGAAAATATTTTATATCTTTTTTAGTTAGATGCGTATTCTTTTCTAGAAATCTATTTCTCGCTTCGCCCGCAGCTTTACGGGTGAATGCAAAATATCCTATTTGATCTAAAGGTATGCCTTTTTGAACATATTTATGTACTTCATTTAAAAGTCTTCGCGTTTTTCCGGTACCTGGAGGACCTACTACTTTATATCTAGCCATTAATAGTTTGTTCCTTTTCTTTCTACGGGTTTATGTTCTATCAGATCAGTATGTAATTGTGCTACTTTACATACTTTAAGGGTTTTATTCTCCACGTTGAATGAATGATTAAATTTAACATGACATTTGTCTTTTAATATTTGTGCCATTTTTTCTCCTGGAATCTTCCATCCACTGCCTAGGTGTTCAAGGAATGAATCCCATTTAAAGTAATGAAACCCTTCTTCGGTAAAACACGATCCATTATGAATTTGATTTCTTTTCTGAGCCTGTGGACCATTAATACATTTTTGATATAGTTCTTCTTCTAGTCTATCTTCTAGTTGAGTTCCTTTAGGCGGCGTAATCTTTTGAATATTTTTACTCCATTCATTAAGTTTAGCGTCAAATACTTTTGGTTTTAAAGTGTCAAATTTAATAAATGTCTGAGACCATATTAACCTTAAAAGTTCACCCTGTATTGTCATTGATTTAAGATTAGGAATTACAACTCCCATTTTATCATCATTAGGCATAACAACATTGAATCTATATTCAGGTTCTATATATTTTATTACTTGAAAATCTGTGATTTCAGGAAAAGTACTATTTTTATCGGACTTAACTCCGAACGGTCTTTTGTAACAAAGACTTCGCATACATTTATCTTTAATGGGATCTTCGTAACAGGTATGACCTGCTGTTTCTCCTTTCCATGATTTTATTTTTGAATCTAGTTTTGCCTTATCCCATGGAACTGTTAAATACTTATAATTTGCTTGAGATACTTGGTCAGGCCATTTGTCTTTATATTTCTTTTTCGCAAAAACCATGTAGTTATACATATAGCGATCCCTGCCATCATCTAGTTTAGATAAAGAACACAGTGCTAGACATGGAGGACCATCTTCAAATTCTGCATCGGTACCGAGTAATATATTTCTATGAGCTTCTTCTACAAGTTCATTAAGTTTTGTGTTGTCTACTTTAGATTCATTGGCAAATTTTATAAATTCTTCAATTGATAGTTTAGAACTATTCTTGTCTATGGCATATCTATTCGATCCACCATTATTATAGTAGGGTAGGTTGATAAAGTTACCTGGTTTTATATCTCCTTTATCATCCTTCTGTAGTTCTTTCTGTTTCGGAAAAACCTCAGTAGTTGGTTTTAATCCTAGAGGAAGCAGAAAAGCTTTTAATGCCTCTATTAAATCAATAGTTGGAATAGGTTCTTTTAAAAATACATAACAATGTAAACCCCCACTTTTAGATAAAATTGGGACTATAGGAAGTTTGT